ATCAAAGAGGAAGAGGACAAGGACAAGGCTACGACTGGTGCGGCTAAGGCTGTGGAAACTGCGAAGCAGAAGTTGGAGAAGTACACGGATGCGATGCGGGCTTCTACGAAAGCATCAAAGGCGTTCACTGATGCGCAGAAGGATTCCAAGAAAGCCAATGAGGCGAAGGCTCAGGCTGATGCTGATCTAGCCACAGCGCAAGCGAACTTGACGCAGATCACCGCTGGGTTTGGTGCTGATTCTCCACAGGCGAAGGCGGCTGCGGTGTTGTTGGATAAGGCGCAGCGTGGGGTTGAGCGGGCTGGGTACCGGATCGAGCAGGCGACGTTCGCGGTGAAGGATGCTGAGTTGGAGTTGGCGAAGGTTCGTAAAGACCCTGAGTCTTCTGCTAAGGCTATTCGTGAGGCTGAGATTGCGTTGGCTGAGGCGAAGTTGGCTTTGAAGGATGCGACTGATGATCAGACTGATGCGACTGGTGAGTTGAAGGATCAGCAGCAGTTGTTGAATGAGGCTGTGTCGGGTGCGACTGATGGCAGTAAGGCTTATGAGGAGGCGTTGCTTGCGGTCAATGATGCGAAGAAGAAGCAGGCTGAGGCGAATGAGCGTGTGGCTGATTCTATTGAGCGAGAGGCTGAGGCTCAGGAGCGTTTGAATGATGCTGAGGAGAAGCGGGGTGAGTTGGCGAAGTTGTATCCGAAGATTGCTGCGAACAATCCGATGTCAGAGTTCACCGGCACTGTCGGGCCTACCGTGACTGGTAACGCTAGTGGTGGCATGGCTGACATCTATCGTGGTCAAACAAATGTGGTGGTGAATGCTGGGTTGGTGTCTAGTCCTGATCAGGTGGCTCAGGAGATTCAGGACATTCTGAATCGTCGCGCACGGAACAATGGAGGGAACCCGTTCACGGGGACATTCGGCTGATGGCGAAGGTGATGAAGTGGGGGGAAACGGTCAAGGTGTTGTTGGATGTCGGCTTTCTTGCTGACGCATTCACACTTGATTCATCGACATTGGATGGCGGTGACACGCTGGATGGTTCAACAGACTTTGTGGACATCACCGAATATGTTCAATCGGTCAACATCAATCGTGGCCGTCAAACACAGTTAGATACTTTCAACGCCGGAACTTTGAACATCGTTGCGAATGATCAGGCTTCAGGCCGCCAGTTTGACCCACTCAACACTGACTCGACTTGGTATCAGGGTGCGTTGGGTATTGCTCCACGTCGCCAGGTGCAGGTGTACGGTGGCACCGCTGGCACAGCTGCAATGTTCTCAGGCTACGTCTTCGACCTGAACATTGATTATGCCGAACCACAACTCTCCACCGCCACCATTCTCGGTGTTGATGCCCTAGCCCAACTATCGCAAACGACACTCACAGGATTCACCCCATCGGCTGAACTCACCTCAGCCCGAGTCAACACCATTCTGAACAGGAGTGAGGTGGCTTGGTCTACAGCGTTGCGTTCTATCTCTACTGGTGTGGCAACGTGTGGCACGGTTGCCTATGAGGATGCGACGAATGCGTTGGCTGCTTTGCAGGCTGTGCAGTTCGCTGAGGATGGTCGTTTGTTTGCTGACCGTTCTGGAAACATCAACTTTGATCCGCGTGTGTCCACTTCGTTTGGGACGGCTGTGGCAAGTCTTGGTGGCACTGCGACAGGTGCTATCCCGATTCAGTCGTTGTCAAACATTTATGGTGCTGAGACTGTGGTGAACCGTGCAACGGTACAGATATCTGGTGGGACGGTGTCAAGTGTGGCGAATGGTACGGCCAGCCAAACCGAGTACGGGATCAAAACTTTCTCGTTGACTGACATCCCGTTGGATACAGCTGCGGCTGGGTCGGCTTTGGCTACGAATCTGGTTGGTAGGTTCAGTGAGCCGGAGGTGAGGTTCTCGGAGGCTTCGGTTCTGGTCAATATGTTGACGGCTGCACAACAGGAGCAGATTGCAGCTTTGGAGATTGGTGACATTCTGTCGGTTACCCGTGTGTTTACCAGCGGTGTGCCGTTGACCGTCACCCAGAATGTGGTTGTCGAATCCATCCAACACCGTCTCAGCCCTGCCAGACATGAAGTGAATATCGGCTTTGGTAAGATTGATTTGATCACAGCGTTTATACTTGACACGTCGCAACTTGACGACGCAACCGTTGGACTAGGATAGGAGCATCATGGGCGCAAATGCACAGACTAAGGTTCCGACTTTCGCAGCTGCGGAAGTTTTGACCGCAGCGAATCAGAATCTGCTTTCAAATGGCATACCGGTGTTCAGCGGTACAGCGACGCGCAACGACGCTTTTGGCGGTAGTGGCGAGAAGGTTTTAGCCGAGGGGCAGTTCGCATATCTTGAAGATTCCAATACGACGCAGTATTACGACGGCGCGGCTTGGCAGCCTGTTGGTGTTGCCCCGGGCCTTGTGCTTATCACTACTGCTACGGCAACGGCTGTGCAAACTTTGTCTATAAACGATTGTTTTTCTAGCACTTATGCTGCGTACGAAATACAAACAATTATTACGGACAGCGTAGGGGTAAACAGTGCGTTCAAAGTACGAATGCGAGTTAGCGGAACGGACACGACAACGCAATACAGCACGCAAAGATTATTTGCCTATAATACAACGACTGGCGCTGGTGCTAATACTGCTGGAACTGACGAATGGTATGTGGGTGATTTAGACCCAACCTATAAAGGTTATTTTACTCAAATAACTTTGCATAATCCTAATGTCGCAACAAAAACAACTGGGCGAGTTCATGGTAACAATGTTGATAGTAGTGGTGCGTTTGTCCTAAATGAAGTGGCTGTAATCCAAGACGCTACAACACAATTTACGGGCATAACTTTTATTACGGCTGGCACAAGTTTTACAGGCACTATCCGCGTTTACGGATACGCAAACAGTTAGGGCGGACATGGCAGACATTACCGAAGTAAACGCAATTACAGGCGAAGTAGTAACCCGTGACTACACCGAAGCGGAAGCCGAACAACGCGCAAAAGACCTAGCAAAACACGCCGCACTAGACGAAGCAGAAGCCGAACGCGCCGCCGCACGGCAAGCAGTCCTCGACAAACTCGGACTTACAGCAGATGAAGCCGCCGCGTTACTCGGCTGAGTGATGTGCGGTTCACACGCTGGCTGATAGTTCTCCCTGCTGTAGTTCTAAGTTTCTTTCCGTTCGTTGCTCGTGCTGATGCGGTTCAAGGCTTGGATGCCTCTTACTATGTTGTAGACGAGATACCGCCTCAGCAGTCAACGAGTTTGTATACGTTGTGCGCGAGTGAAGTTGAGAACAACATCAACCGCAGCTATGACGGCGAACCTGTTCAGGGTTGCCCTGATGATCTGTTCATGGTGCATCTGACTGGCTTCATCTCGATCCCTCAGCATGAGTCGATTGAGTTCATGTTGGCTTCTGATGATGGTGGTGAGATCACGATTGGTGGCAACACGTTCGGTGTTTGGTATGACCAAGGCTGCACCTGGTCGATGTCTGGCAACCTGCAACTTGACGCGGCCAGTGTGCCGCTTCAACTCTTTGCGTACGAGCACGGCGGGGGTGCCTGCCTGATGTTGGCTTGGAAGATTGATGAAGGTCAGTGGGAGATTGTGCCGGATGAAGCGTTCAGCACTAGCCCTGTGGCCTCAACGACAACTGATGTGTCCACAACGACTGTGGCTGAGTCAACTACTTCTTCCGCACCGACCACAACATCGTTGCCAGTAGAGCCGACCATGCCAGAACAATCAACAACGTCTTCAACTACATCCACCACTTCAACGACGACCACCTCGACGGTGCCTGCCACCACAACGACCACAGAACCCGTATCACCACCGCCAGCGCAACCACCTGCAACGGTTGAGCCACCACCCACAACGATGCCAGCACCACCAGATACGGAACCCACACCACCAGAGACACAACCAAGTCCACCAGAAACAGCACCCGAACCTCCCGACACGGTAGAAGAACCAGTCGTCACCCTACCGTTGCCTGACGACACAAGCCCACCAGACGCGCCACAAGCCCCTGAGACGCTCCCAATCCCCGACACTGCGCCAGAGCCACCACAGACCGTCCCAGCCCCACTAGACGTGAAAGAAGCCTTGACCGAAGAACAGTTTGATGCCGTCATCGAACAGCTCTCCGAAGCAACCGAAGAACAGATCGTTGCCCTAGTCGACGACCTCATCACCAAAGACCTCGACACCAGCCAAGCAGCCGCATTCGTCTCCAGCCCTGAAGTGCTTGCCGCCATCACCAGCGTCCAGGCTGAGGCTTTGTTCAGTGAGATCAGCACGGATGAGTTGTCTGTGGAGCAAGCTGCTGAGGTTGTGGCTGCGGTGCAGGATGCACCCCCTTCGGTGCGTCAAGCGTTTGAGTCGGTGTTGAATATCTTCTCAGGGTTCGCCGATAGTTATGTGCCGGTTGATTCACGCATTCCTGTGTCTGAGCGTCGTGCGTTAGTTGCGTTGGGTGCGGTACTATTAGCGGCAAGTCCTGCGCCTACTTTACGGAGACGACAATGAGATTCTGGGGCGAGATTCACGCACTCCTCTGGACTATCGGCGCATCCATCATCACGATTGGCACGTTGTCTGGGTTCACCCAGCAACTTGCCATCTGGGTGACGGTTGGAACTTTGGCTCTTCATCTTGTGGGCGCACTAACCAAGAAAGAAGACAAGTCATGAAGAAGATGCAAGATGTCGCAGGCCGTATCGTGGCTGTGTTCCTCTCGTCAGCCCTCGCCATTGTTGGTGGTTCGGCTGTGATCGCACCGGAACTAGAGATATGGAAGTCGGCTGTGTTGGCTGGGTTCGCAGCTGTCGCCACTGTTGTGCAGAAGTTGGCTCAAGCCTCTCTCGATGGTCAGTTGACGATTGAAGAAATCAACGAGGCGTTCGGCGCAAAGAAGAAGTAGCCATGACCAAGATGCCTTGGCCTGTGGTGCCGATCAAGTTCTGTGAACATCTGAAAGGCAAGAAGCCGTCTGAGATCACGACACCGATGTTGCGTCGACTGTCGTGTGGCGGAATGATGCACCATTGTGCTGCTCGTGCAGT